CTATCAGTTCTACCGATATTGGGCATAAGGATACACCCAATATTGGAAATCTAACCATCAATGAACCATCAAAAGAACCATCAAAGAAAAAGCGTAGCCGTAAAACCCCGGAAGGGGTGGACCCGGATGCGTGGCGAGACTGGGTAGAGTACCGAAAGAAGTTTAAGGCGCCGGCAACGGAAAGGGCATTGACCCTGGTTGCAAACAAGTTGAAGGGATGCTCGGCGGAAGAGCAACGGGAGGCAGTGGATAGGGCGATAGAGTGCGGGTGGCGCTCAGTATTTCCCAAACAGAAAAATGAAATAAGGGAGCATGAGTTTTGATACAGGAAAGACGATTCGACTTCACCGATAAGGATTTGCAAGAGATCTTCGCAAAGAGCGAGGCGGCGGATGTCGTCGGCATTAGCGCTTTTGAAGACAAGTTCATGGGCAAGATCAACGGGAGCGGCGATCTCAGCGGGTTTACGCTGCCGTGGGCTGACACGCATCATTTGGTGAGGATGCATACAGGCGCCGTTTCTTTGTGGTGCGGCATCAATGGCCATAAGAAAAGCACTTGTATTTCACAGGTGGCGTTGCACGTTGCGCGACACGCAACTGTGGGAATAGCCAGCTTTGAGATGAAGCTAGAGGATCAGGCCTTCATGATGTGCAAGCAGTCCGCGGGATCAGATCGGGTGGCACCAGAATATGCGCGGCGATTCTACGACTGGGTGAAAGAGCGAGTGTGCTGGTATCGGGCGCTCGGAGGCGTTAGCCCGCTTGAGGCTTTAGGCGCAATAGCCGCAATGGCTGATCGTGGCTGCAAGTTCATAGTTTTAGACAACCTGCAATTCTGCGGCGTGACAGATGACATAGAGCGGGAGCGCTTGTTCTGCAATCAGCTGATCGGCATGGCGGAGGCAAAAGACATCCATATTGCTGTGGTGCATCACGTCCGCAAACCACAGAGCGGGGGTGATGAGTATTTGCCAACCCGGTTTGACGTGCGAGGCGGTGGCACTATTGTTGATCAGGCGCATATGTTGTTCATCTGCTGGCACAACAAAAGGCGTGCGAGGTTGGTTGAAGCGCAAGAGCTCGGAATGCCGCTCAACGACAAAGAGCTTAAGCTTCTGGAAGAGCCAGGATTCAAGCTGGTGTTGGCGAAGCAACGACATATGCCGTTTGAGGGCACGTTCAAACTGTGGGAAGACGGGGGCCAGACGTTTAAGAAGCGAGCTGACGGTCGAACCTTACGGGTGGAGGAGATATGAGTAGTTGGAATCAACAGGTGGGTGGCACGCACTACAAGCACTTGCAAATACAGCCGCTGGAATATGCGTTGAAGAATGGGCTAGGGATTTGTGAGCACGCGGTGATCAAGTATGTATCGCGCTGGCAGGACAAAGGGGGCATTGATGATCTTCGGAAAGCCAGGCACTACATTGATCTTCTGATAGAGCATGAGATGGAGGATTAGGAATGAACGATGGAAGAATCAAGCATGAAACCATTGAGGAATTTCTTGCTCGTGGAGGGTTGATAAAAAAATTAGATCCAGAGCCTGAGGATAAGCCCGTCACCAAATCAAAAATCAAAGGCTGGCAAAAGAGAGTTAGTAGAAGTAAGGGAAAGATGAAGTGAGTGAGTTTTGGCTCGCAAAAAATAAGGAAGAGCTGCGCGACCGTCTAGAGTTTTTTGCGAAGTATTTAGAGGCTGAATGGAACTGGGAACACCCTGTACAATGGAAGGTGTCTAAATTTTCGCCGAAGAGGTCGATGTCACAGAATGCTCTCTTCCACGTTTGGTGCAGAGAGCTAGCAAGCAGCTTCGCAGAGCGCGGAGCAGAGATAGACGAAGAGCGCATGAAGACGCTCATGAAGTACAAGTTCCTCGGGACGGAGACAAAGGTTATAGGACAAACCGAAATCCCAGACCAGGTTCGAGAAACGAGTAGCCTCACTAGAGGTGAAATGTTTGAGTTCATGGACGAGGTGCAATGTTGGGCACTTGATCATGGAGTAAACCTAACTTGCCCTACAGATTCGGAGTACATGCAACTGAAAGGGGGCTAGCATGGATCATCCGTTGCTGCAGTTCTGCTCAACAGAAAAACAGCACACTGTAATGACGCTACATCTAAAAGATGGGTTGTCGCAGGTACAAATAGCAAAGAAACTCAAAACGACTAGGAGTGCGGTAAGAGATCACATTAGGGCGGTAAAGGAAAAAGCCGCTAACCGCGGCTACAGCCCAGAAAACGATTGGCATCATCCGGTGCCCGACGGCCATAAGGTAAAAGGCGTGTCGACGTTCTACGACGACGACGGCCAGCCAGTAAGGCAATGGGTAAAGTCGCAGGTAGATGAGAAGCGACAGTTTGAAATACTGGTCGAGAGGATCGAGGCGGCGCAAGAAGGCCTGACACGTTTTAAGCCTGTGGCTATGCCAAAGTCGTGTGATGAAAACTTATTGAGCCTGTTAACGATCACAGACTTCCACCTCGGTATGTACGCCTACGAGGCAGAAACCGGCGACGACTGGGATATCAATATCGCCCGGGACGTGTTCCTCAATTCCATTAATGACATGATCAAGGCGAGCCCGAAGTCAGGCACGGGTATGCTGTGCCAACTGGGCGACTTTCTTCACTGGGATGGCATTCTGAGTGTGACGCCACAGTCCGGGCACATCCTCGACGCAGATACTCGATACGGCAAGCTTGTCGAGATGGCGATGTCTGTGATGACTGAGGCTGTGATGATGATGCTACGCAAGTACGACAAGGTCATCGTTATATCAGCAGAGGGGAATCACGACATCTCGGGAAGCATATGGCTACGCAAGCACCTGAAGCATATGTTCGCAGACGAAGACCGGCTCGAGGTCATCGACAACGAGTTCCCGTATTACGCATATCTGCATGGTCAGACTATGTTGGGCTTCCATCATGGGCACAAAGTGAAGCTGGCGCAGTTGCACAAACTGTTCGCTAGTGAGCCCAGGTTTAGAGAGATGTGGGGTAGCGCGAACTGCACCTACATTCACACCGGGCACTATCACCATGAGCGCGTAGTAGAAGATGGCGGAGCAATCGCGGAAATGCATCCGACTCTAAGCGCCCGGGATGCCTACGCCGCTAGAGGTGGATGGGTATCACGCCGTGGGGCTAAGATCATTACCTATGACAAGGTTGACGGCGAAGTAGCCAGGACGACAGTGAGGCCTAGATCATGATGAACATTATTGAAGTGCCTTTACCGAAAGGATCGGCATTGTTCCTGACGACAACGATTGCGGGAGCTCATACTAATCTCGCTAATCCGAAGCACAGCGATGTCTATACTGACAGCTTCCCTGAGGGAATAACGATAGCTATGCACTTAGAGGCGTTCGCCGAGCTTTGGGAAGAGGCACTCGAGGAAGACGCCGAAATCAGTTTCGAGCCTGATTCAGTGCTGATTAAGTTGTTAAAGGGCGAGCCAGAAGATGGCGGTTAAAAGAGACGCGGCTGACATTTGGTTCAGCAAAGCGGTCCGGGCCCGGGACGGAAAATGCCTGCATACTGGCAGAACTGATGCTCTCGAGTGTGCTCACATATATGGGCGCAGGGCCAAGATATTGAGATGGGATATGGGTAATGCAGTGACCCTCACCCATAGCAGCCATCGTTACTTCACAGAAAATCCAATAGCGTTCCACGACTGGCTGGTTATGACGCTCGGTGAGGGGCACATGGAGATTCTGCGAGAGAAGGCCCAAGGCCACATGAAGACTAACGAGGCGCTACGCAGGGAAATAGCCAAGCATTATCGGGAAGAGTTCCGCAAAAAGGAATCTGATCCTGAGTACGTGATCATAAGCTACACGTAGTTATAACAACACAGTCTAAGCAGAAATGTGGAGATGTGGTAACTTTGGTTTGGGGGCGTAACAGCGAGGATTAAGTATGAACACTGAAGACTTTGAAGCAGTTGATGACCGTATGCTCGAGTTGTTTGTTAGCCAAAAGTATCACTGGAAGTCGTTATCGCCAGTGAAGCAAAGGTCTATGGCTGCAGAGCTGATGAAGCATCGGTTTCTGGAGAAACAGTATCTGAACTTCATTAACCAAGTGTTGGCGGATCGAGATGGCTTCCGTAAGTACAGGGAATTGTTAGATGCAAATTAATGAAATGGTTACAGCGTTTCTAGTTATCACCCTTTTGACACTGATTTATACGTTCGTAGCATGAAGATTAGCGGCTGGTACAGAGAATATGACTCAAGCGATGTTGCGCTGGCAATCCAAGCTGCTACGCAGACAGCTGAGAGGCTCGGCGAAGACATGGCAATACGACAGGATCTGTCAGTGATTCCGTTGTGGGCCGCGGAAGAGCCGCCGCTAGAGATCATCCGCTGTCCCGCCGCTTTGAAAAAGAGACCGCGAACAAAAATCTACCGAGTGTTAAAATAAGAATTGGCCCCGTCACTCCTACGGTGAGCCGTGGCATCGACAGACTCAATGCTAGCAGGGGGCCTGCATTAAGCTGCAAAATTGAGCCGACCACGGCACTACTAAATAAGGGGATTGCGTGAAGCTAGAAGACATGGTGACGGAATATCAGGATCTTGGTTTAGAGCTACCAGGGTTCATCCATCACGAAATCACAGTCCGAGAAGTCGCATTGATCGCTGACCTCGATATTATGGAGTACATGGAGAGGCTAGATCCTTTATGGCTGGCCGCCGTTTATCCCATGCATCATGAAGAAATCGTAGAGAACCTGTGGTCCGGGCATCCGCTCGAGATGTTAGTGGACGGCAAGTTCGATCAGCACTGCTTTAACTTTGTAATCTCCGCGACTATAGGCTGGTGCAAAGATAAGGTCATTCCGCTAAACGAACTGCTACGGAGCGGGAACCTGCGCGCGTCTGAGACGCCTGGCGTAGTCCTGCCGTTTGTGAGGCACTGATGAGGTTAGACTTTAAGATTAATCAAAAGGCTATTGAGCAGATGGTTTCGCCCCAATGGCGCGACCAGATACCTTTTGTTATCAGTCAGTCGATTAGGAAGACCATGTTTGCTCAGAGAGAAGAGCAACAGAAGGCGATGGATAAGCACATCGAGGGTGGCCCTGTGCGGTTCACCAGAACGGGTGTCCGCTACTTCGCCGGCAACAAGCGTAACTTACAAGGTATGGTGTTTTACGCAGAGAATAGAGCGCCGTATATGCGACTGATCGTCGATGGCGGCACAGAAGTGGCGAAGCGCAGAAAGCTTAATGAGCCAGTCAATGTCAGGTTAACTAAGCAGGGCAACATACCGAATTCTTACATCCGGAAGAAAGAGGGCGATCCTAAGTTCTTCTTCGGCATCCCCAAGGGCAAGAGCGGAGAGCGTTATCGCGGCGTTTGGCGTCGTTATGGGCGCCCGGGATACAACACAAAAGGAAAGGCAAAAGGCAAGATCCGCCTTATGGTCAGCTGGGATAGGTCACAAAGATTCCAGCGTCAGACGTTCCCGGCGAGAGAGGTGTTTACGAAGCACGTCCCAATGTACTTCCAGCGGCATCTGCCTATTTCTCTGCGGAAAGCTATTCGCAGTTCAATCGCAAGATCTAGCAGGCAGACTGGTTTTTGATGAGCTTAGAAGACGA